ATGCATACTCCCCATGAGGTTCCAAGTATACTGGAGAAGGGAAGGTTGCTCTGGTTGGAACTGAAGCATCAGTACTAACTGTTATATTTTCGGAATTTAACACCACACGAGCATCAGGAGATACCAATTTCTGAGTTGGGAATCCCAATTCCATAGTCCTTAATTCAACAAATGCAGGAACTGTAGGGTCAGTATCAACAGTTGCAAAATAAATTTCTACAGATGTTACATATGCACCATACTTATCAACCTCAAATGATTGTGCCAATGGGTCATCATTATTTGGAGCAGGAGGAGGAGCAGGTACTGGAACAGGAACGGGCTGAATAATAGTCCGTGTGTTATCAATAACCGTAGTATTATTGATTATAACTGGGGGTGGTGGTGGAGGTGGTGGGGGCGGTCTACGGTTTACAAAGGTTAGATTAACATCTCTCTGTATTGTTGTAGTCTCTAAGGTCGTAACCCTAACATCAGTCTGAACAATTCTTGTAGTTCCAACAGCAGTATATACAGCAGCAGCAGAAGAAATAGCACTACTTCCTCTTAATCCAGATGAATTGACAGAACTAGAAGTTACTTTAAATTCTCTTTCTCCAGATCTTACTCTAGCAAGTGGAGTAGGTGAAGAGAATGGATCTCTAATCCATACACATGCAATTACTTCACCATATGGATCTGACATCAAATTCAAATTAGAAATGGTTGCTTGAGCACCACTACTATTACCAGAAACAATAGTTCCTACTGGAAGATGTCCAAAGAAATCTCCTTGTGACTGTGCAGCAAGAGCAGTTGTATCAATATTCAATACAGTAGAACCTTGAGAATATGCTGTAGGCAATGTCTCATTTCTATCTAATGGATTAACTTCAAATGTAACAGTAGGAGAAGCAAATGGTCCTGATTTATGATCAGGTCTACAAAGTCTAAAGGTATAAGTCTCTCCATTTACAAGAGCAGTGATTGTTTCACCAACTGTAAATGCACCAATAACACTCTCAACTCCAATAATCTTGGGTACAATATCTACATTACCTAATTCATCAAAGAATGTAAAGAATCTAGCATTAGGTCTTAATCCAGTTACATTGTATTCTATATTTCTAGATCTAATAAAAGGATCAAATGTTTCACTAGCAATGTAGGTATTCCTTGATTCTATATCATCTCTTTCTACATTAGATACAAATTCATTTGTACTTGCTTGTAATTCATCATCACCAAATCCACCATCAATATTAGTTACACCTACTCGTGTATCATAAGTTGTTCTTCTAATAACTTGAGTAGTAAGAGTCTCAGTTCTAAGAGTATTAATCCAATTATCACTACTTGGATTTAATTTTAATTTACCAATATAACTATAAACTAGATATGGGTTTAAGTTCTCAACCCTTGTTGCCATATCCTGTTGTATAAATTCAGTTTCCTTATACTTAAGGGTAATCATTCTACCCGTCTTTTGGGCATTTTCATCTAACAGAGCAAAATCTGTTCCAAGATCATATGTTTCTGGAGATTGCTGTATAGAAGGCAATACCTGCATATCAATAGTATCAATATCTGTAAGAGGTTGTACATGACCTCTATCAGTATCAATATCAACTGGAGATGCTATATCAACAAAGTCCTTAGTTTTAAAGGAATCGGCAAAGAAACCACTCTTAAATCTATCAAGTCCATCTGCATCTTTAACTTGTAAAGTAGATGCTTTCTGTTCTAGTAATGATAGAGAGGTTACCTTTTCTAAATTATTAAGTCTATCTTCAATATTACCAATATCACGCATAGTATAACGACGATTATCAATTAAGAATACTCGTGCGCTAGTAGTATCATAAAGATATGGAGGCCAAACAATAGTAGCGAGAGTCATTCCTAACTCTTCATCTACAGGTGGTTTAGGATTACTAGAAGATTCTCCTTTCTTAACTGTAATAATACCAGTAGTTTTTAAAATTACTTTATCAATTCTACCAAAATAATGTTGATATTTAAATCTAGATGTTTCGTTTGGTGTTACAATTCTATCTAAAGTAAAGTTATTTCTATTTTCAGGGAAGAATGGTGAAATAGATGCACTAGCAGGAGTAAATTCTGATACTCTAGGTCTAAAATCAAGCGTATCAGTAGCTCTCTTATTAATTTTTCCTATTCCTGGAATATTTTTAGAGAATCTATCAGCATCATAACTATTGACTGTAAATACATCTCCAGTATCTGCAGATGGAATTTCATATCTATCGAGAATAATTAAAAGTTTTCTGGTAGGAATATAACCATTACTAACTCTTAAGAGTCTTGAATAGTCATAGAATTGATCCCTTTGACCTTTATCTAAAGTAAAGGAATTAGTAACATCATTATACTTACCAGGAATCGTTGACTGTAAAGTAGCAGAAGAATTAGATTCTTGGAAGAGTAAAGTTTCTAAAAGTTGGAATTTATCAAGAGTTTTATATACAATACTAAGTGTACTAGATCCAGCATCAATTGCTGCTACTCTTGCAACAGCATTAGTATTTTCTCCTACAATAGTTTCACCTACAGTTGCATTTTCAAAAATAGGATCAGTAGAAGTAAATACTAACTTATCTAAAATTGCTTTGTTTGTATCTAAAGATTCATAAACAGCAACAACTTCACCAACATCAGGATGGTTTAAACAAATTTCTTCATCTTGTACTCGTATTCCATAAAGACCACTAGGAGTTAATCCATCATTAGCAGTATTACCAGTAGTAGTTCCAGAAGTAAGTTTACTTGAATATGTAATTTCAACTTCTTGACATCTCTTATATTCTTTAACCTTATTCTTAACATTGCTCTTAGCAACTGTTACATTAACTTTAATACCAGTTTCTGAGAATTTTAATCCATTAATAGTTAATACAGAATCAGTAACAACTACCTGATCATCGGTAATAACAGCAATTTCACCATCATCATATTGTACCTGATATCTCTCTTGATCAAATGCAACAAAGTTAACATCATCAATACCTATAGAACTAGTGTTAACAACTAAAACACCATTAGCATCTGTGGATTCACCAGTTACTTGCTCAGTTAATACAAGCTGCGCTCCTGTAAAATCAATATCAGAAATATGGCGTTTAGGTAATTTTAAATATAAACCAGAATTGTCTTCATTAGTTAATCCACCTTCACCTTTAAATATTTTACCTTCAAATGTACTACCTGGAAGACTTCCAGTAAATAAATCAGGATTAGTAGTTAAAGCAGCTAATCTCATGCTACTACCGTCAACAGCAACATAAGAAACTACATTACGATTAGGTATAGATTGATTAGATCTATTGTAAATGACTATATCACCAGGTTGGAACCTTTCAAATGTCTTACCTGTAGATGTAGTATCACCATTAGTAGCAATACGAACATCAGCATCACCAATATTGTATGGAGCTACTGGATTTAATTTTTTCTTACCATAAAATGTATTTGCCTGTTGAACATTTTCAACATCATTCATATCATATGGAATTACCTTATCAACTATCCTAGAAAGATTTTGATTACTCTTAAATTTAATCTGTTCACCTGGTTGGAAATGACCAGATACTTGTGTAAGCGTAACACTACTTACTCCAGCACCAGCAGCTATTGTATACCCTGTAGCACCACTCTCTGCACCTTCAACAAAAGCAGATTTGATAACTTCATCATTAGAAACATTAGCATTTAGATTTAATTTTGTATATAATTGAACATCATAAAGATAAGCATCAAATTCAGTAGTATTGTTTACATACTTGGAATCAGATAATCCAAAATTATATACTTTAGCATCACCAATCTTCTCACTACTAATACCACTCTGAAGATCTATAGTATTTCTAAATGTAGTGATACCACTAACACCATTAAGTTTGAGTCTATTACCTAATCTAAATGGAAATGATTCTTCTATTTCTTCGGAAGTACTTCTTGGTTTTTCAACATCAAGAATTTCTCCCATACTTTCATATTCATAACCTTTAACATATGCAGTTCCTGGAGAAACCTTAACACATGCTAATCCATCATCAGGTGTATTTCCTTGTCTAGTACTTTCTGTAGCATAATATACACCTTCATTACCCTGCCTATCATTTAAACTATCAAGAATATTGATGAAAAATGGCTTTACAGTATAATCTCCAGATTCATCACGAGTTCTTTTTGCAATATAATCCCTAATTAAATTATATTCACTATGCTTGTCAATATCTCTTTCAACAATACCTGCCCTGACTCGCATAACTTCAATGAAGTCAGTATCATCAAGATCACTAATATCCTTTTTAGCAAGAACAAGATCAATCTTTAATCTGTCTGCGCCTGGTGCAGCAAAGTTTGAAAATCCTTTAGCATTATCATAAAGCGAATTATCATCCTTCGCATTAATCATTTTCTCTACAACCTGCAAACCAACTCTATAGAAAGGTTGGTTATCATACTGATCTAGAATAATAGTTTGCTGATTTACTCTAACAAAAGAACCTCTAACGAAAAATACACCATCAGAAATAGATGCAGCAGATCCAGATACACAAGAATCTAACAATACTGTTGAAGCAATAGATGAACCAGTATTTAATGTTGTATTACCATAAGTTACAGGTTCTTCTAATGAAAGTAATTCAGAATCTTCAAAGAAATCAAATGATCCACTAGGACCAGGAGAAAGATATTTTACATATAATGTTGGATCTGAAGCTTGAGAAGTTGCTGCAGTGATATAATTTATTACCTTTGCCGTAATTCCAGAATTCTGTCCCTTAATTCTTTTCCCTACAAGATGCTTTAAATATACTTCAATATCTGTTCCTAAATGTGTTGGATCTAACCTAACAGCAAAATAATTTCCATCATATGTTAATCCACCAGGAATAACAATAGAGCCATCCTTAAACATATGGCTACCAAACTGTTCAACCTGATTCTGCATAATAGACTGCAGACTGGTTAGCTCACGAGCTTGAACAGGATATCCTGGTTTAAACAGAACTCTATGGTAATTATTTGTCCTGTCAAAGTCGTCGTAATAGGGACTTATATTCAGGTTAGTCTGTTGTGGCATCGGTTTAGAATTCTAATACGATTTTAATGTCTTCTTTTTGACGAACATTTCTTGTAATAGATGGTCTATTATCAAGATAGATGATCTCGCCACTCCTCTTATTTATTTCAGCATCTGCAAGACCATTTGTGAATTGTACACCTAGGTCTACAACTTTACCAGAAGGTGTTGTTGTAGATATGCCACTAAAGGTTTGATCTACATTGACACTGAAAGCAGTACTAGTTACTGCATTAGCAGCAGATTGGAAATTCAAAACAGGAGTTTGAACTGCAACCTCTCTACTATCCGTTGGATCGAATAGTGATTGATTATATGATAAACTTCTATCTTGGAAATATTTAATCACTTTGGTATCAATATCAAAAGAAGCAACATATCCTCTGGCAGTACCAACTCCAGAAATATTTTGCTCAATCATAGTTCCAATACCGAGAACTTGTGAAGTATCTCCAGTAAATTTAAGTGCTCTCAATCCAGAGAATTCAGAAGTTTGTAAGTAAGTTGTACCAGAAGCACCAACTGCTTGTGGGTTTCTAATCAATCCAACTTGAGCAAACTTTGTATCAGATGCAAAATCATAAGATGATGCATCAAATCTTGTGTAAATTAGAACCTTATCAGTACCTAATTCCTTATATGCATTATATCCATGTCCTTTAGATGGTGGAATAATCGGACTTAATTTTGCAAATTTAGTAGCAGCACCATTAATAGAAGACAAATCAACACGACCATAACTATAACCCCTTCCACCCTGCGTAACCTGTGCAGAAATAATCTGTCCATTGGTGTTTGTTAGAATTCTAACTTTACCACCTGTACCATCACCAATTATATCAACTTCAATAGGACTTGACAAGAAACTATAACCAGTTCCTGCTTCATCAATTGATACTACTTTAATTTGGTTATTATTCGTATCAGAGTCTCCATTGTCTCTAACAACTTTGACATCAGAATCTGTTGTTGAAGTCCATTCATTAGGAACAGCAATATACTCAGTAGAGTCAAATTTCACGATATCCGCAGGAGGAACCGTAAACATGTACTTCCAAAGATACCCATCTCCACTAACACCAGCAGATGATGGTTCAAGATCAGTAAAAGTTGGTTCATCCAGAGATGCACTTGCAATAGTAGAAATACCAGCAGCACCATTATTAATACAAACATAGACTCTATAGTCTTTGTTCATAATATAATAGTTTGAGGAATATAATCTACTAGAGTTAGATACTAATGATCTATTATTCACATCATAATCATGACGGTACATATCATATGATGTACCTTTTGTCCAAGTAACTTTTCTAACCAATCTCCGAACATCTCCTGGGAAGATTTTTCTTCCAAAAAGCATTGTATCGTAGATATGATTGTTATAATCAATACTGTCAATAGGTGATGGTGGTTGAATTGTGGTACTATTCCAAGTATCAGTTCTTCCATAACCAGAAACAGTAGGATTTGCCAATCCTAGAAAAGCATAGTAAGAATTCGTACCTGCCGTAACATCATCCATGAAGTTATTAGCATTTATAATTCTAAACTGATCGGTTATAATTGCTGCCATTGCAATATTTTAGATAGAAGGGTCTTACTATTTTGGTATTTATAAGGTTTTGTTAAATGCTCCAGTGTTTCTCAATCCAATATTGCGCCTTTGTGCAATTGGGAAGTTATCTAGATCAGGATTATAATCTAATCCTTTAACTGTTAAAGCAATTGGGTAACTGACATCTCTAATAGCAGAAGAGAAGCGTCCCCATGTAAATCTTGCTGCAGGATGTAAGGTTGATCCAACACCAACTAATCCACTAACATCAGTTCCTGAATGGATGTTGCAGGTTATAACACCTGTTCTAGCACTTCCATCCCATGATAATGCATGTGCATAGTATATATTGTCAACTTCAAAGGTGCTAATACCAATAACATCCGAATCATGTGTATCTGTACTAGTAATTACTCCAGCAGCAGGTGATATACCTGTTCCGTAAACCTTAAACGGATAACCTGTAGCAAATCCAGTAACAAATGATGCATTGTTAGAGTTAACTAAGTTATTAGTATCCAACTGGAATACAATACCAAGATCAGTACCAATACCAACAGAAGTGGTAATACCAGTAATTAAACCAGTATAACCTTTAACATCAGTAACTAAAGGATCTATATCATTCCAAACTTCCCAGTTAACACCTGCTTGTGCAGTTGTTCCAACACCAACACCGTAAACATAAAGTCCAAAGTCATCAGTTAATTGACCATCAAGATCTCTAAAGTTCTCAGTATGATCAACATATAATGTTGTATCAGTTGCAGCAAATCCAGCAATAACATTTGCTGTTGGATAGATTTGTGCTTCACTAGAATCTCTAGCTTTAGATACTATAGCACCACCAAAGACTTTATCAGACTTTTGCTTATTCCATCTAATAGGTTTGTAGTTATCATTACTGACACCTCCTCCTTGATAGAATGGTGTTTCTACAACAGATGCAGTAGCAATCCTAGAAACAATTCTTGGTTCATTTTGATCAAAATTGTCTGTAATCTTAGGAACAGTATTTTTCTCAATTTCAGCACTCTTGAATAATTCTAATGAATCACCTTCTTTAATAATCTCATTCACATCAAAGAATGAACTATCTGCACCAACTGTACCTCTATAGAAGAATATAAAGACATCATCTTCAATTGTTGGAGCAGTCTCAAAACTAACTGAAGTACCACCAGTAAACTCATAATGCTTATAAGGTTCTTGTAGAACACCATTAACAAATATCATTAATACTGGAGCAAGATCAATCTCTCTCGAATCAGAATCATTATTATCAATTTCAAAACTGACTAATTGATTCTGATAATAAAGTGGGAATCTCTTTCTATTACCATCTTGGAATGTCTTAATATTGTCAATATAGTCAATATTACCAAATTGCCATGCAGCAACATCATCACTAAAGACATTAATAACTTCAATTTCAAATGGAATGAATAAATCACCAGCAGTAGGATCAGTAGACAATCCAACTAGATTGATCTTATCACCTCTCTTAAATCCATAACCAAACTTAGTCATCTTCCAAATATAGACTTCATTCAACTGGAATTCAGAACCAGTTGAGTATCCAACAAAATTAGTAGATAATCCAATAATATCTACTGTAATAGAACATCCAACACCAGTAGTTGTAGTATTACCAAGTCCTTCTCGATAACTACCAGTTACTGCTAAGTTACTTCCAGATGGCCAAGGAGCAGAAATATATGTATTGGTTGCAATATATCCACTACCAGCATGATCAATACTATAGATTAAAGTACCACCTGCGCCAACTGTCGCTGTAACTGTTGCACCAGCACCACTCTTTGTACTATCAACAACGCAAATTGCTTCGGTAATAGTTTGTAGATCAGTAGTATACCCAGAACCAAACGACAGTTCATAATAAGGAGCTGCAGTACCACCAGCATGATAAGAGTGTGGAATTGTACTTGGACCTGCATTGACAGTGAAAGTCTTAGCAGAAATGATTCCAACAACATCTAATTGCTGATCATAATCTGGATAAATGTTAGTTGTTAAACCAACTCTTACTATACCACCACCAGTATAAGGATGTGTTAAAGTAGATACTCCAACAAATGTAGTAAAGGATGTAGTAGTACCTACAGACCTTACAGTGTAATAGTAACCTTGAACACCACTAGGATAAGTCTTAGAACCATATGTACAAGTAACTCCGATACCTGCTAACTTAAAGTTCTCAGGTTTTACTAATCCATGATTATTAGCAGTAAACTGAATAATACCAGTTGAGGGATTGTAAACTGCATTTGTTGGAGTTAAAGCAGCACCAGACCAAGAATCAATATAAAGTGCGCTAGAAGCAGCACTAACAAATTGATGACTGTAATCACCACCATACTGAACTGCTCCAGTTGTAGCACTTTGGAAGGTATGAGCGTAATTACCACCAGAGACTACTGCATTAGTTGCTTCATGCCCTGCACCTATATCATAACGATGTTCAGATGTGTCAGTTGCAATACCAACTTGAAGTGTAATATATCCAGTCTGTTTCTTAAGACCATCAGTAACTGCACTATCAAATCTATGATCAAACTGTTGAGAAGGACCAGATTTGCCAACATCAACCGCAAATGTATTAACAGTTGTGCTTGCAATTGATACCCACTTACCGCTAATCGGATCAGAAGGTCTTGGATATGAATGTGCAATACGATACCAATCTCTATAACACTTGAAGGAAATTGAATTATCATCAAACTTAACTCTATCACCATTCATGAATCCATGACTAGCGACTGTTACAGTCATAATACCAGCAACACCATCATATACACCATCAGTTATTGTTCTTGTAGTTGCACCAACACTAACAATATCAATTGGTTGATCATATGCCCTATCACGCTTTTGATCCATACTACCAACACCAGCAGCCTGGAAAGTATGTCCATAAGCACCACCACCATGAACTTGTGATCTCTTAATAGCACCAGTTACACCAGATAAGAATATGTGGTCTGATTGTCCTGTAAGACCAGACTGCATACTATTAACTCTAAAGGTATTGGTGGTTACATTAGAAACCTTAATCCACTTACCACTGTAAGGATCAGTTTCTCTAGGATATGCATGTGGTGTACTATTGTCATCCATAGCACAGGTAAAGGATACTGCTCCAGTATCAAACATAACATAGTCACCATTACTTAATCCATGATTAGTAGAAGTAACAGTCATGATACCTACAATACCATCATACTGCGTACCAGATTCAGCAGTTAACCCTTCATGCGGTACATAATGATGAGTTGAAATATTTGTGGACGGTTGTGACGCTAAAACTTGGAACGAAATTGAATTTGCGCTCGTAGAAGCGATAGAAACCGCAGTTGTAAATCCAGGATCACTAGATCTTGGATATTTGTGTAGACTCTGGTATGTGTCTAATCCACACCTAAATGACATCGATTCAGGTGAAATTTGGATAGATTGACCAGTCATCAAGCCATGGTCACCTATCGTAGCTGTTACGATGCCAGCAGTGGGGTCGTAGACCGCCGAGGAGATACTATAAGGTGCTATAGGTGACTTACCTACCTCAACAGTAAATGAAGTGGTTCCTATGCCCGTTATCGGCAACCATTTGCCACTAACAGGATCAGATGATCTTGGATAGGTCTTCGTAGAAGTACCGCCATCCATGTCGCACTTGAAGGAAATAGAGTCATTATCGAAGCGTATATAATCGCCATCATGAATAAGTCTACCGCCAGGTACGACTGTAACGGTCATAATACCAGCATTTGCATCATAAACTGCGCCATTTACAGTCTGAGTATCTATTGTATTGCGTGGATATGCGTGAGAAGAAATATAACTATCAGTTGCACAACGGAAAATAAGTGATCCAGTCGCTAACTTAATCGCAGTTTGTTCTGCTAGTCCATGTTGACCAATATTAAGATCAAGGAAACCAGTTGCAGGTGTATAAGTTGCAGTAGTAACACTGTAATTAACAGTAGGTGATGTACCTACAGTAATGGCAATGCCAGTTGCAGTAGTAGAAGCAACTGAAATTGCTTCATTATAATAAGGATCAGTTAATCTAGGATAAGACTTAGTTTGACTATTTCCATCCATAGCACACTTAAAGTCAAGTGAATTGCCCTTAAGTTTAATAGTAGTACCTGCCATAATGTTATGGTTAGGTATAGTCATCGTCATGATACCTGCTACAGGATCATAAACTGCATTAGTAGGTGTCCAACCAACATTACTAGTAATACCAACAAATACATCAAAAGTATTATTAGTAACATTCCTTATTTCAAGGAACTTATCATTTACAGGATCAGATGCTCTTGGATATGTGTGATCAGTTGCATATTCATCCTGACTACATGTGAATGTTAAAGCACCTGTAGTAATACCAATTAGATTAGGATCAGTGAAGTTGTGATTAGCATCAGCAATAATTGTGGCAATACCGCTAACATGGTCATATACAAAGGAGGTAATACCAATAGTGCTTCCATACCCAAGACCAGATTTACCAACATTGATAGTAATACTATCTGCAGTAGTCGTAGCAGAACCAGTCTTATTATAGAAAGGATCAGTTAATCTAGGATATGCATGGTATGTTGCATAGCTATCCTTATCACAACTCATAGTGACTGACTCTGTAGCAAGTCCGACAATATTGTTATTAGCATATACCAGACCTACAGCAGTAGATCCGATGGATAATGTCATCGCACCTGTCAATGCGTTATACCTAGCATCAGATACATCTGCGTAGACTAAAGTTGAAATACCAACATTTAAACTAAAAGCAGTAGTTGAAGTAGTTGTTATACCAGTTGTTACACCGCTAATTGGGTCAGTACTACGAGGATAAGTATGCTGAGTAGCATGATTATCTCTAGAACAAGTATATGTAAGTGAATTTGCGTCAAGAGTAATAGTATCACCAGTAGTCATACCATGAGCAGTACCAAATGATAATGTTAATACACCAGTACTTGCGTCATAAGTAGATCCATTTGGACTCTTCTGATTACCTGATTCTGCACCACTTTGGACATTGACCGCATTAGTAGCAGTACCACCATCCCAAGTATGAACATAATCACCACCCATAATTAGAGCATTGGAAGTAGCACTTCTGAATATGTGCTTATAACCAATACACTCCATTTGGAGTCCATTTAGATAAACTGGATCTTCAATCTTAAGATTATGAGGTGCAACTGTGCTAACCTCCATAATTCCACTTTCATTATTATAGAAAGCAGTACTTACAGCAACTGCGCTTCCTACTGTTGGTACACCAACAATACTTGTTAGAGTACCATTACTATCAAATAGTGGTTTTACATTAGCACCTATGAATGGAGCATATCCTCTACCTGGTGTAGATGCAACAGAAACAATGATGCCACCTCTAGGTAACTGGTTTTCATTAATATCTCCAGTGTCTATTATTGGAGTATCATATCCAAAGGAACTGATACCAGTAAATACAACGCTACTAATTCCTGCAGCTTCTTCAATCTTAAAGTTTGCTTTTGTATTATTTTCACTATATGGTGCTTGGAATATATTATTAATGAATAGCACACCGTTACCACCAGTTGAACCAATACCAGTTACAGCAGATCCAATAGTTGTCAATGGATAGGTAGTTTCTAACCCATTAAACCTCTCAGACATATCATCAAAAATTTGATTCTTAGCATAATCTTGTCTTAAGAATGTTCTACCACCAAATGTTGCTCTTGCAAACGGAAGATTATTTGGATTAATAATACCAGTATCACCACCAAGAGGTGCTTGTGTGAAATGTACCTTACTATCTAAGATCTGGAATGAACCTCTAAAGAGTCTAGCGGTTTCACCAGCAGCATGTGCAGTAGCAGCAGTACCAATCGCACCTCTTTCTATTTCTACTAATGTCCAAGTACCAATACCAACAGTAGGACCAATTGTAGTAGTACCAAATCCAACAGTTCTTACAATTGAATACTCATCTTCAATTTTAAGCAAATCTCCTGATCTGATAGATGAAATACCACTAAGAACAAATGCGGTTACAAAACCAGCAACAGGAACATCAAGAGTATAATTGATAGCAGTATAAGAAATTGGTTTCTGTACAAGACCACTAATAGAGATCATTGACTTAGAATCTCTCTTTCTCATAGAGAATCTATGTTGGTTACCAGTACCAGTATTTTCTAAGAAAGTTACTCCAGCACCGATTTTAGCATCATTTTCTGTTAATGCTATTCTATACTGTTGATTATTATCCTTAATAGCATAAACTGTATCTGGAAGATAACCAGTTGTACCTGCACCTGTCTGATATACTAAAGCAGATCCACCTACACCAACAAGGTTGGAATCTGGTTTATATGTTAACTGTTCGTAAGTAGAGAAGAAATGTTTCTGATTAAATTGACCTAATGAATAGTCAAGTATAGTAGGATCAGATATATTACACTCTTGAGCGTAAATAGGATATCCTCGATACTTAAGATCAAATGATTTGATATCTCTGTTATTGATTCCTAGATATACATTTTGTGCAACTGATTCATATGATTGTCCATAATTTAATTCACCAATACCATCAATAGTACCGTTGTTATCCAACTGTAGGTACATAACCTCATTATAAGCAGTAACACTAACAACCCCTGCTACAGAAGGATGGAACTCTAAATTAATATTTCCATCTGGTCTATAGGTAGATCCAAATGTACCAACACCTGTTGTAGAACCAATAGCAGCTAAAGGAGTTTCAGTTATAAAGTTTTGTTGATTATATGGATCAGTTAGTAAGTAAATTTGATGTAATGACTGTGTAGCACCATAAGAGACATGAACTGTTGATTTAACTGAAAGATCAGTTATACTTGATATACCAGCAATAGTTGTAATACCAGATTTAGACTGACTAGATGCTTCTATACGACCAGATCTTTCCGTTCCATCTGGGGTAAATGGAATCTTAAATCTATAATTGCTTGGTCCTACTGTAGATGGATCAATAGCAATTGTCTTATATTTGACATTAACTGTATTTGTACTTCCATTTTCAAAATCAAGTTTAAGTAATCCACCTTCAATTTTAGAACTAAAGGTTCCTATAAAGTCTGGACCAGATAATCCACTTAAATTCTGTTTAGAGTTAAATGCAGTTAACTCAGTTAGATAAGTATCTACTCCATTATGCATTACTGCATATTCAAAGTAATCTACTTGTTTTGCAGCACCACCACCAGGATTATCAATAACTATAAAATGTATAAGAGCAGCTTGAGTACTTAAGGTTGATAAACCAACAACATTAGTTGTAGTGGAAATTCCAAGTGTAGATGCAGCAGCAACTTGAGTAAGACCACCATCTAATCGAATATGACTAAATGCAGAAGTTCCAACACCTACAGAATCAGCAAAATTCTGTTGCCAAGTCTTAATTTCATAATTAGTGTCAAATGCTTCATTTGGTCTAGCAATCAAATAAGTTTTTGATGATGCAGGATCATAATCAGTATCAAATACAATATATCCAGTACCAAGACCAACCTGATCAAAATTCTTCATTTCTTGCTTTTGAAGCAAGTAAGTATCACCATCAATAGTTACAGAGATAAATTCATTTAATTGATACTGATTTTTCTTAGGATCTTCTGCATGATGAACAGTTTGAGTAAACCATCTTTGAAAATAGCGTCCTGCAGGATATTGAGCAACAACTCTATAATCACTTAAATCATTAGACTCATTAGACACAAATTGAGGTGAAATATCGTCAATATTCAAAACTCTATTAGTTCTGTTTAAAATAAAGTCAGAAAGTCTAGTAGTCCGTAATTCAATAAATTTTGAAATATTTCCTTGTGCTAAGAAGTCTCTTCCAAGATCAAATGGATATATTGAGTCAACTCTAATAGGATCTCCAATAAAGTCAAGAACAAGACCACCAGCATCTTCTGCTGGCTTAATAGTATCTCCAGGAACACCTTCTGCAATAATTTCAGTATTAGCAAAGTTTTTCATCCCAGATGGATGAACTATATCATTAACATAGGTAACTAATTCTTCATATGTCTTTTTACTTTCAATAGCATAAGACATATTCTGATAGTAGTCATTATCAGGCAATACTTGGTTAGTATCATTAATAATACCAATATTGTCTCTCCATCCAACTAAAGTTTTAACAGAAGAGGCAATATTAAAACTACCATCAAATTCAGTTATACCAATAACTCTACAAAGAGAACCACTAAGTTTACCTATTAAAATATCATTTACTTCTAAAGGTTCAGCACCACTAACAATAATCTTAGCAGCATTCTCATCAATGAAATCTAACTGAATATCAGCAAGAGCATTTTGATTTCTCTTGAATGGTTCGTTAGGTATGAACTTAGAAGTACCTTTAACTACCTCAAATCTCGCAAGATACTCTGATTGAGTTATTTGACCAAATCCAAACGAAACAGTTGCTCCAGTACCAGGATTGGTTGAAATACCGTTTAGATCAAATGTAACTTGTCTTGGGTTTGTTGCATCATTGTAATCAGTAACAATAAATGGAGCAAACTTATAATCACCAGAGTTATACCCAGTACCACTTCCAGCATCGTATGATATACCCTCAACTAAACATGAATCACCAATACCAATAGGTTCGTTAGTATATCCTAAAACTGGAGTTGTAATCTTACAAGTAAGGATTCCAAGTTGCGCTTCTGCACTAACAATACTAATACCGTTACTATTTCTAATAGGTGAAACGCCATAGTCATTATTTGACAATCCAATTGGAGGTACAGAAACAGTTGCACTAGTAACTGCAGAATCGCTTAATTCGCAAGTAATTAACCCAGTATCAACAATTGTACCTGTTCCTTTATCATATAATGCAAGTGCAGGAGCATTAATATAGAATTTACCACCATAGGTAACTCTAACTTCATCAATAGTAGCAAAACTATCAATCTCAACAACTCTAGGAATAAATGCGTCTGGTTTTAAAGTATTATCTGATGGATATCCATAAACATCATCAGGAACCGTCATTTCTGCCAATTTATTAATTGAAGACGATTCAGGAATTAAAGTAGCATTAATACCACTACCAGCAATACTAGAAATACCAGGAAGTCTAGAATAATTTAATCCACGGTTAGCAATCCGTATAGTAGAGATTCCACCAGTAGCAGAAGCAGATTTAGTCGTATATTCTAATACATCGACATCTGAAGCATTATATTGTAAAGATTCTGGTCTAAATCGTAAATTAATTGAAAATTCTGTAGATCCAATACTAGTAATATCATAAGAACCAGTATACGAACTATCAACATATTTAATCTCAGTTCCATTAACTACAGTAGAATCAGTAGTAACAATTCCACTTGGACCAAATAAATTGTAGAATAATACTGGAGGAATGGTATCAGAGTGTTTTAAAGTAAGTGTTGGATGATATTCATTAGTAGCAACAGGAATAGTAGACCCAATACCAACAGTTGCTAAAGTACTTACTCCAACAACCTCAAATCCAAGACTTGTACCAGATCCAACAAATTCATTAAAGAAAGTTGCATCATAATAGAATTTTAAGTCATATCCTTGTAATGTTGAGTCACTAAGATCAAAAACAAGATCACTATTAGAATATGGTCTTAATTGTGGGTTAATAGGATTAATAGTTTGTCCAGAACCACCTTGAGAGGTAATATTGACAACATTAGGAGTGCCTAATGCTTCTTTAAGAGTATTTGCAAGAGATAGTGTATTATCGTCTATTCTGATAACATAATACTCTCTTTCGGTTACTCCATCAGGAAGATTGGATCCATAATAGAGAATCCTGTCTCCAGTTATTAATCCATGACTATTTGCAGTAATTCTATTACTAGTTGTGTTTATTCCAGTCTGATCTATGTTAAATGGATTTGATATGATATAATTATTGATAAGTTGAATCTTAGTGTATGTTGTAGATCCAATACCAGTAGCAAGTCCAGGTTTAACGATTAAATCGATCTTATCAGTATCAGACAACTCATGTTCACTTTCAGTCTGAATTGTAGATGTTATCTTTTGGACAGATCCAGTAACTTGATTGATTTCTTGCTTTTCAAACAAATAATCATACTCAGTAGTACCAGTATTAACAAACCAAAGATCTTTAGAAGATTTAGTGGTCTTTATACCAATAGTATCATTAGTTTTGGGTGTTACATAAAGACTTTGACCGTCTGCTAGGTTAAAAGTACCAGCATAATTAAAATCAGTCGTAGCACATCCAATTGTCTTACTAGTTCCTGGTGGGAAATAGAATTTAATCTCATCATTAGTTTTTAAACCATGATTAGGCCAATATATTGTTTGAACTAATAAAGATCTATCAGTAGTAACACCAAGATACTGATATGAATTTGTTACTGACAATCCAGGAGTTGTACCGACACCAACTGCTTCAGTTGCGTCAAAATAGTACTTTATATTTGGTTTAGATGTAAATTTATCCGTTATAAGAGGAATCTCTATTTGATCTGCATAATAAGAGATACCTAATCCAATAATACCAGAAGTAGTAACTCCAAGAGATCTACGAACCCTTAATGCACTATCATTTCGGTAAATATTAAGAATACTAGCAGTTTCTGTTCCGATTCCAACAGTTGTTCCAATTCCAACTAAACTTGGTGTATATGATGAGAATCCAACAGTAGAACCAACAGAAACAGTTGGTGGAATGTACTGAACTCTAATATCAGTTACTAATCCAACAAATCCATCTTCTAACAATGTAGTTGAATAATTTACTGAGGCAATTTTATGAGATGCAGTTAATTTATTAACACTAGTAGATAATCCAGCAACTTGAATGAAATCTTTAGAATTTAAGTCATGGGATGGTGCTATATGAGCAATAACCCTATCATTTCTCCATTCAAAAGTTGTTCCAGTGTAATTAAGGAATGTTGTTTCAATTTTAGTAACTTCTTTACCAGTTAAAGTATCAACATATGCTAATGCACCAGATCCACCAGTATCTTCATTAGTAAAGTCAATTTTTGCACCTATAGTGTAACCTGTTCCTGGAGAAGAAATTCTAATATTGTCAATTGATCCAATATCAATTTTATATGGTGTTGCAACATTAGGTATCTGCTTATAAGGTTGATATACGAAATCATAAGCAACCCCATCTCCAAACATCTTATATGGAAGGGTATTTCGTACTAATTGTGAATTTTCAAAATCAAATGCTTGCTGTTTGATTTTTTCACCAGATACAGTGTTAACTCTTAATGGAGTACCTCTATAAGTATCACCAATGTAATAAGGAAACTCTGGATTTAATATATTATCTACTGAAGCATGATAAACATAAGCACCTTCTGGAAATTCGGGTGTTTTTGCAAATCTACCATTATGTTCATCTAAACTACCTTCTGTATTATAATAATAATCTTCAATAAAGAATCCTGCTTCATAATCTGATATAGATGGTCTATTATAAACTCTATTTGAATCAAGTTCATATGATGTAGTCATCCTTGTCGCTGACGACTGAATATCATCAATATCAGTAAATCCATAAGGTCCATAAATTGGATTTCCATCATATGCCCATCCAATAATGGGAGAATGACCTGAACCATCATCATTAAACGCATTTCTTACAGTTGCTCCATATGCAACAGATTCAATTGCTAATCCATCTTCAACTGGTGCTAGGTAATCACCATTTAATGTTCCAGTAGTCTTATACTTGTTAGCAACTAGTCTTCTTACCTTTGTAGAGAAAGTTGCGGAATCACCAGGTGCTTTAACAGTAACTGATGTTGTAGTAGAAGCATAACCAGCACCTTGAGCAAGAACTCTAACAGAGGAAATTTCTCTTGCGTTCATTACAGCACGAAGTTTAGCACCAGTAGCAGTACCTACACCAGTAACTGTTAAATCTGGAGGTCCATCATAATCTTGACCACGAGCTTGAACAAATGCATCAATAATTCTACCATTAACAATAGTTAATCCAATTTGTCCAAAATTACCAACATTAATATCAACTGAAGGTGCTTTTTCAAAATTAATAATATTTGATCCATAATCTCTACCTTTATCGTAGAGAATAGTATCTACAACTTGACCACGAACAATAGGATTAGCTTCAATTGTCTGTGGGGTATCTGCATCAGTAATAACATTAACATCAACTGTTACAGAAGGATAATAGAAGTCTTGATATCCTGTACCATGATTAGCAAAACGAACATATTCTTTATTGAGATAATTTGCTGTATTTGGAGTCCTAGTAGTAGCAATTCCTGAATAACATAATCTAAATCTATCTTCATCCAGTTTTAATACTTGATATTGTGCAGTAGAACTAAGACCACTAACAACAGATCCACCAGTAGTTGATATACCATAATGAACTACTTCACCATTACTAAATCCATGATTTTCAAATTCAACAAAATCTCTAAGAGTACTAATACCTGCAGGTGCTACAGATAGTCTTCTATTTGTATATCCAGATCCACCCTCTAGAATTGTCATTCTAGAAATGCGTCGTTTTGTATAATAGTCTCTAAACTGATGAATACCAGTATTTAAATCAGCTGCAGTTGTACCAAATCCAACAGTATTGGCAACACCAGCAACAGCATCAGATTTTGTTCTATAAAGTTTAAATATCGTTGCACTAGTCACACCAACATAATATGATTGACCTTCAACCAAACATGTATCAATACCAGCAGATGCTGCAGTATGTAATCCAATAACAGGATTATTATTTGAAGTATAAAGTACTCTATCCCCAGTATTATAATAATGGGGTTTATCCATGATAAATCGACCACCCTTACCATCTAGAGGATCAATATTACCACCATCATAGAATGATTTTGCGTTAAATGTAAATTGTCTATATGCTAATTCTGTTACTGCCTGTGCTTTTGCGCCTAAACCATTTCCACCATGTATATCAACGGAAATAATCTTTTTAACCTCATAATCAATAGGATCAATTAAAACATCAGTAACTGTACCTGCAATAGATACTCGACCATAAGCAGTATTAATTCCTGTACTATTTTCAATTGTTATTTGAGGAGGATATAGTACATCATAATCTCTACCAGAATTAACAATATCTAATGATTGAAGAGGTCCATAATAAATGAATTTGTCAGATTTATAGTTGGTAATTTCAACACCATTAATCAACATTCCAGTATTACCATCCAAAGTTCTTTCAGATGTTGTTTGTTGTTGGTATCCCTTATCTAAAAACTGTTTTAAAATAAATCTCTTAAGTGTTCTACCTGGGAAAATAGATTTTCTTGCCTGTTCTATTCTAACAAAATCATGAACTCCAGTAGCAACATTTGGAGGACTAAATTCTACTGAAATACCAGAAGGAATAAAAGATCTAGAAGGATATAATTTAATTTTGTTTTTCTGAGATAAAACCTCTACAAAATAAGAATTCTTATCTAAATTTCCTATAGGTACTGTATTTCCACCTGGAACATAAGCAACTTCTTCACCAGTTCTAAATGGTACATCCTGTGGGAATGAAATAATAGTATATTTGTCTGTTAATGTATTATACCCCTGCCAAGCACCGCCAGATACAGTTGGGTTTGTTAAAACAGAATGAACTTTATCACTAATGATTGGATATGAAGGAATAGAGTTAGAAGCAACATATCCTTCCTTTATATTGTTCTCTGTATTCTTGGCATCAAGAATATATGTATTAGTAACATCGGATAATATCTGATTCTGACCACCGATAATAGGTACTATACTACTAGTTGCTTTTTCCTGAATTCTTCTTATATCATAAGATAATCCAGGAATAATTGAGAAAGTTCCACCAATACTAATTGAATTATTAGTGTTATTAACATAAGTAACAGGTAATGAAGCAGCAGCTACTGTTTCTGTGTTTCTAACCAATAATTCTACAGTATCACCAACCTTTAAACTGGACTTATCAATATCACCTGTTAAAGTAACAGTAGAACCACTTAAATCTTCGATTAAATATCTTGCACTAGTATTATAAATCCAAGAATTAAAGAATGTTTGTTCCCAAGTAGAATTTACAGCAGGATTGGATATATTTCTTCCAAGGTTCTTAATTGCAACTCTAGAAGTTTCAGATAATCCATACAAATCTTGAAGAGAATCAAATTCCCTCAAAACACCAGTTATTCTCATATTAACTTGCTTTGAGGTATCATTATCCTCATATCCATACACTACAGTTGGTGTATAGATGCTAGTAGCAGAAAGAATATCCTTAGTGGTTGTTGTAACTCCAATAAACTGGTTTACAGTCTTTTCAGTATAGTCTAATTTTTGATATGATGTCTCTGTAGTTAAACCAACATCAATAGTACCTGTTTGACCAAATCCTATAGTAGAATCAACTGTAACAACAGTTGCACCAAGTCCAACTTTACCAATTACTTGAGTTTTACCTGGAACAACAAATGTACCTTGAATTAAGTCTCTATCATCATATCCAATAAAGACAGATAGACGATAATAGTCGTCTCTAATCTGTACAACCTCTGAAATAGGTCCACTAGCAGCATTTACTAATGTATTATTAGGAACATCGTCCTGATAAAGAGTTTGACCAATCAGTTTAATCGGATCTCCAGAAATTAACTGAACAGCAAAAGACTCTCTTCTTAAATAGTTGGCATAAGAGGGTTTTATGAGGTATTTTTCAAGATCATTGATTTTTGGTTCTAAACCAAATAATGCTTTAAATAAAATCTTGAAAGATTCGTCAGTACCCTTAGATTCATATAAACTTCTTGCTTCTTTTATAAAATTATTAACATCTAAGTCAGGACTAAGAGGAACTCCTTCTAAACCAGGTGTATACTGTACTTTTAACTTTTCATAAAATTCTTTAAGGAATAAAGAACTCAAATTTTGAATATTTGCACCTGATGAATGAGAATCTGCTATTGATTCTGTAAATGTTAGATTTTTTGGATCATTTATCGCATGATATGTTGTAATTCCACTAAAACCTCTTACACAACCAGTAAAACTTGTTTCTGTTTTATCAGTATATGTAATAATCTCATTATCAATTTTTAAAAGACCCCATTTTTGAGGAAATCCTTTAGTATTACCACTAACAGTAATAATATCATCAGTAGTAGTAATACTAGAAGCAGTTGTTACTACACCAGAGATAACATCTTTGGTTAAATTATCAACCCTAATATATTTGTCAATGTTTTCGCCAATATCTACTACTCCACCCTGATATTCCTGAGAAATATAATATTGCTCTAAAAAATTCTCAAAAAGAGGATTTTCATTAATAGCAAATTCGGGAGCCTGATCAGAGACAACTTGATAAGTCTTAACTCTGTTAGATAAGGGGCTATAGGTTTCTATCATTCTTGTTTACTGTCTAGTAATTGTACCATTAGAGTAACTAGATGTGACCTTATACCCAATTCCAGAGATTTGTTGTCCAGAAGATATAGTGTCTCTCACAATATTTATCGTAGTATTTGACATGTCTAATTGAAGATACAAATCCTTCAATCCAATAATATCATTGGATTCTGGAAACGCTTGTATTTCAATAATACCCGAAGCAAGTGAGGATGATGTAATATTAATAGTATTAATCATTATTTCACCTTTTTCATAATCTACTGTTCCTGCAGAAGGAATAACAACAGGTGCATCTTCACCTGACAATTCAGTTATTTGAATAACAGCAAGATCACCTGTTTTTAAGTCTGCATGTGGTAAATCTGTAAAGTATAATGTATTACCATTATTAGAAATAGTAAATCCAGTAGATTTAATATTTTTACCTTTAGGATTTACATGAAATGAATTACCAAAGCATAATTCATACTGCGAAGATGCATTAAATATAGGTTTCAAATCTCTTCTCATCTTCAATTTAGTAATATTGGAAACAAATGCGCTATTGGATTCATCAATAATTTTCTGAACCTCAGAAAACTTAAATCTACCACCAAATGCATTTAAATTAGTAGATTTTCCATAATTTGTTAACGCATCACTCAATTGAGACTTCAATCCATTCGTATCACTAAAAATATTTGCATTATAATATGCATTAACATCCATTTCAACATAAAGAACCTTCAAATCAACGATTCTTTGATTAATCCCTGCAATAGAGTAACTTTTTAACCTATCTAAAATTTGTGTTTTACTAAAGTCAGACAAATAAGTGGAATTTCGAGGTTTAATGCTTAAAATAACTGTTCCATATTCAGGAGGATCTAGTTCTTCACCTCCAATGACGGAAACTGACTCTGCATCAGGGAATATACTCTGTACAATACCTTCGTAATCCCTTCCTGTAACCGCCCTGTACTGCGATGAATAGACTCTAGGTGCAATATACTTAATTGACTCTATATCTTCGATATCACCGCCTCCTTTAGCGGTCTGTACTGTTGTAATAGTTATGGTTTGTGATGCAGGAAGAGGATTTCCAGCATCATCTACAGAATCACCACTAAATGAGAAGAATTTTCCATCATTTCCTGCTTTTCCATCGGTAATAATGTAACTTACTTCAATAATATCACCATTATCGAGTTTTTTACCGAATAGTCCATCACCAAACATCAATTCATACTTCTCATCCTTAATTTCTTGAATAAGATAGATGTTTGACTTCTCATTAATACCTGTAATATTATCAATTCTCGAATATTCAAGACCAGAAGTGGATCCAGACTTCCTTACAAACACTCTAATCGAATCAGCATCAATAAATGAGTTATCTAATACAAATCTTTGGTCTAAACTACCACTAACTACGAAATTTTTCTTTAAAAGTGTACCTTGATATACTGTTATGTCTCTAAATTGCGCTGTTCTTGGTGGATTTACTAAAACATTGCTTCCAGCATCAATTGGACTAGTAACAGTTATATTATCTGGGATAGAAAATGTAAAAGAAGTGTTATTTTGTGCTCCTACACAGATTAATCCTTTGCGTAATCTAACGCTATTGCTATTTCCGTTGAATTTAAAATCAAAATTTATAATTGCTTGAGCAGATTTACGAGATCTTGGTACATATCCTATATTTCTTGCTAAAGATACGACATTTTCTCTTAGAGTTGCTGAATCCAAGAAGGATTCGTTGACAACCATGTTACTATTAAATGCTGTAATATAAGTATTGTACGCTAAAATGTCAATTAAGATAGAAATATTCGATCCTTCAAAGTCAAAATCAGTAAAATTACTGTTTGCTCTAAGATAAGAACGAATTTGTGCCTTAATTTGGTCAAAATCAAGGTTAGTAAACTTGGTTACGGGCATTTTTCTATCTAGTTGCCTCTAAGAGGAATGAAAATGATTGAGTAGAGTAGTCTTGACCTACAATTTCATATGATACAATAACTTCAAAAGCATTTCTATCTGGAAATGGGAACGCTTCAACGATAACATCAGCAATTCTGGGTTCCCAACTAGCTAGTTGGTCTTGAATTTGTCTTGCAATTACACTTCCAGTGGCAACATCAACAAAACCAAATAGAGAATCTGTTATATCTGTTCCAAGTGTGCTATAAAACCTCTCGTTTATACCAGTTTGCACTAGATTTTTTACAGAACGAGTGATGGCCCTCTCATTTTTAAGTACATTCAAATCACCAGTTACGGGATTTGGTACAAAATCAAGAGAAATATCTTTATAACCTCTGGATTTAGTCGCCATTAACAAGTTGGCATTACATATCAGGGTTATTTATACTCTATTTTCTCAATTCCAACGAGTGACTACTAATTCGATGCTATTATCATCCATTTCCCATTCTTCTGCTACCTGCCAACCATCTTCTTTTATCTGATTATGAATAGTCATCCTTGCATATTGTTGTGTGACTTTTTCAATAAACCTTTTTGGAGGAATAGGATGATCCCATGTTTGCAAATCTGCCACTAATTCATATACACCTGTTACTTCATTTAAACGAAATCCTATATCATTCCCTATAGCAACATCAACTTTTACCTTCTCATGATTGTGATCAATAGGGTTAATTAATAAATGATCCTCCTGCACATCGTACTGAAGGATCTCTAATGCTTCGAGCAAAGCGGGTTTTTTTGTTATCTTAGTCTTTATCGTACTAAAGTGTGACATTAGCAGCCTTCCGAGTCGTGTACATATTCTTCAATTGGTTCATTCTCATAATAAGCAGGACTAAATTCCCTAGTTAATACTGTTCCTAGTTCTGCTTCTACTTTATTAGTTATCTCTAAACATTGACTGCCAGTTACACCTGTTGTCTCTACCGATACTAAACCATCTTGTCTGATGGAATACTTAACCGTTTCCTGTTTTGACATAACTAAAAAAGCGAGTGTGTGTTATTTAGAACTGTTTAGGATGTGTAACTACATCACCATGTATTTCACCTATATCATCTATATGTGCATGATCAATCTTTTCAATATGTAAATGCTCTAGAGAATTAGCAATTCTTTCAAGAGCATTTGCAATACGATTAAACTCTTCACTCATGATGGGATTTTCTCCTATGATAAATTTGGATACACATTACAAGTAATATAAGGATAAAAACAATGATATCATCAATCACGGTTTACCAGTTCTTACCTGTGTCTCTAGTATAGCCTCTTTTATAACAGTTTTCAACTGCCTTAACTTCTTCTTACCGAGACCTGCTCTTGTATCGATCTTTACCTTTACCCAATATACTCCTGCTAATACTAACAGAAAGGGAATAGCATCTGCCCAAGAGATCTCATTCCATGCTTCTACTACATTCATCTTCCTTGTCCTCTATAAGGCTTACGAGCCGAGTTTCGGGCGGTAGCGGAAAATTTGGTATTCTTACCTTGCCCTTGTCTAGTCTTCTTCGGGGTTGTTTGAATTGTTGTCCCCGTTGGACTGGTGTACAGTTTTGCCATTAGTTACAATATGCGAAATAATATCAGGTGATGGATAACCACATTCATAATAACATTGAGATAACTCAATCATCTTATCCATAAAATCCTCTTCAGAGAGACCTGTATAGATCTCTCCTTCTTGGATTACTATAGTATAAGACTCAGATGACTCGTTGCTTTTCATGACCTACACGGATACGAGGATCGCACCATATCTCAAAACCAGCATCGAGAGCATCTAGACAGAAGGAGACATCCTCTCCACACATGTCTTGTACTTCTCCACTTTCAAAGACTTGCATCTTAGGTGCGAACCAAGGATACTTCATCTTATCATGTTCCCATACACCATGTTTGATAAGAACCCAACCAAATCCTGTGTAATCGACAGTGAATGGTTTGTTACGCTTAGTCATGGTTTCACCAGTCTCATGATTCATGACTCCTCCATTATTACGGAAGTTGTCCTCATCGAGCCAGTGAGCAACAGAAGTAGTTTGACCATCTTCTGTCATATACCAACCTGCAGCAATGTTCTTCTCCATGAGAACAAGTTGCAAGAACTTCTCAGTATTAAAAACAATATCACTATCGATCCATAACTGATAGTCATACTTAAGTTTACCATCCCAAGGTACTTGATCTGGTCCTCTTAGTACATTTGCACCAAGGCACTTGCATCTAGCAAAGTTTACCATTGATGAGTAGTCTTGTGATATTTGTATACTTACTCCATGTTGAACTAAATCAAATGCGAGTTGTACAAAATTCTTTAAGAACACATATGAACAACCACGACCAGGCATACAGAAGACGACAGACTTGCCTCTTACTAGTTCCCATGCTCTATCGTAGTCCCATTCTTGTTCAGTTTTCTTAGGCGGGTTCTTTGCCTTAACAGTAAATCCTTTAGCCATAATGTTTTACTTGGACATCAGTATTATAACAGATTATATAGGTACAGTCAACCGTGAAATAATTGATTAAAAAATATATTACCACTCATTGATATTCTAGTTACATCTGTCTTAAATGGCATAACCATATGAAACAGATTAGCAGGAAACATATAACAATCACCAGTAGCAGGTACAAAGACTTTCTTATCGTCTCCCCATGTAAATGTAATCGAACCAGGAGGGGGCGCAGTACCCTTTATCTTGTCCAAATCTATACTATTAGTATATTCGGGTATATCGAGATATATGACGAATGAGAGGTCTCCTACATGGTTATGCAGTGCTGCCATATCATTCTTCTTATAGAAGTTTGCCCATATAGCATTTAATTCCCATGTACGCAACTCTGCATCAGTCATAGGAGGTAGACTATTATGTGCAGCATAACCCTCTAAGTATGCCTTTAAGTACTTATTCCAAACTCTCTTAAAGTATTCTCCATCTTCCTCAGTAAAATACCACTCATTACCAAAGTTAAATGGTAGAATTGGCTCTGCAGTCTTCTTACCATGACACGCATGAGCTCGTTTAAGTAATTCTTTAGTCTCTTCATCACGAAGATGAGTTTTCCACAGGTATGGTCCCCATGTAAACGATTGTCTCTCAATAAGAGGCATCTGACATATCCTCAGACTCAACTTTTAGTATTGTAAGTTCTTTATGTTTATTAACTCTCTCTTTAATCTTTGTTAGCAACTGATCTTCGTCAAGGTTTATTAAATCACCTACGGGAGTATTGTTATCATCATAAACATGAAAGGTTGTGTTAATCATCTGATTCTTCAATGTAAAGACCATCTGCTTCTATAGACATATTTAATTCACTACCTTCAAACCAATCAAAGTGATTTATAAACGACTCTGGAATTATTAAAGTATATTCATCTGTAATGGGATCGACCCTTAGAGACACTTTCGTGTTATTAAATTTTTTCACATTATTGTGGACTGACCGTATGATTTTATATATCAGAAATTTTTTTTCTAAACTGATATCACGAAGTCGAATTGGGTCGTTTATAGCTTATGAATAAGGAACCCTATTAAACACCGCATCGCAACACACCACGATAACACATAAGACGCAAAACACTGCCTCTCATTGATACTTAGTGCCACACACAGTTCTTATTACATAAGACTGCCAATTACATAATGCTCAGTGTTACTCAGAGTGTCATGATTACCTCTTAGTTGTTTATACACTGTATTATAACATGATGCTCACAGACTGTCAACAACTGTCAGGGTCTTATGTTATACAAATTGACATAAGACTTGATGGACTGAGTGTTACAAACTGTGTATCCTCTGATTGACATTGAGTCTTCCTTATGTTACGCTCGCTTAGTCAACATCATAATGACACGATTAGACCCCTTAGAGTATCATTTAGTGACCACACAGTTAATGATACATAACACGCAACATAGTTTATTTAAGTATTTAAAAGAAATGCGTAGTTTTCCACAGTTTGTATCATTTATGTGGAAAACACTTGTTGTTACTTAGTGGTGTAATCCTTGAAACTCATTGTATATCAAGGGGTCTGTACATTTGCGCCTTATATGTACTTACTGGGGAAATTACACTGTCTTCAGTGTTAACAACCTCTGTGCAATTCTCCCAGTCTTTAGTATAAATGAGTTGACATACTTTTGTTGTTGGATGTAAACTATTAGGACAATGTGAGGGTTTCTCACTAACACAAAAGGTGATGTAATCCTCTGAAACAAATTGTACATCACCTATCATATTATCATACTTAATTGTTAATCCAATTTGGAAGTCTGCTTTCTGCATGATACTAACTGGTGTAGTGTTGATTGTAATAAATCCTCCACATGTGCAGGTAGTTTGTTATCACCTTTGTCACGCCATGTGTACTGATAGTTTAATAACAATGTATGCAAGAATGTCACTTGATTGTGTGATAATTCCACTGAGTATTGTGATGATTTAGATGTCATTTAGTGTACCTAATATCATTATGATTGTTAATATCTAGGGGGCGTGATTCGTTGTCAATTCTTGATACATTCAAACCACGATTAATCTCCTCTGGATATTGTTTAAAATACTCAACTATCTGCTGATAAGTATCAACATTGAAAGAAGAAGTAGAGGGCATTTGTTGTTAATTAGTGAGGTGAATTGTGTGTACTAGAGTAATAAGAAAGAAAGGGGAAAATGATCCCCTTATCTTAACACTCCTCTAGTGAAATTAGATCACACTCAATAACATTTAGATCTTCACCTATAATGTTAATTAGTGAGCGTAATTGCTTCTGTCCATTACTATAAATGTTGAAAGTAACGGTGTAATTGTTAACAAGAATTGCATCAAAGATTACATCCTCTTGTTGATATTTAGAGGCGAAATCCTCAAGCAATATGTTATCTAATAGAGCAAACTCTATTTCACACTTAGCGACATAACCTTCAAAGAAGTTTATATCTTTTGCCAATCTTTCAGGCGTTAGAGAAGATTTACGACCCATGATTTACTCACCTACGAGTTCATTTAATACTGCTAATACATCATTTCCAGTTTTACAATCTTCAAAGATTGACTCTAGATCAATGTTAACAAAGGGAACGGATTGTAGAGACATAATAATAAGAAATGGTACAAAAATACCCCTGTTATGTTTATAGTCCCACAGAGGTGATTGGGGGGACTAAATGTTAAGCAACCTGTAAGGATTGCTCATCTAAAAGTATCATTCCATCCCAGAACATTAGTGTTTCTTTGTTCTTACTTAAGTACCAAACAAAGTTCTTTTGAAATACTTTCACACCACACATTACCTCTTCTAAAATAGCATTTAGTCGAGATTTTGTGGTTACTGTTTCATATCCACATGAAGACAATTTGAGAGCATTTGTTGTATGATCTAGGGTAGCAATGTTGTGACCATGTAATAAGACTTGACTGCAATTTGTTGACTCGTTATAAAGAACAGTGGTGTTAGACCCTGCCCAGTTGCCCTTATTGCTAAGAGCGAAGTTCATTTGCTTTTCAAGTTTTCTCATAGGGTTCAAAATGCTTTGGTTTGCTTTACTCTTTAATTATACACGATTTAGGGGGCGTGTATACCCTTGATGGGACACTTTGTCCAGTGGCACACCTAAAATATCATTTAGCGTGTGCATGGTTTATAATACTATTGGCACATATCTTCAAAGCGTTGATATGCAATAGTGGCATTAGTTTCCTCACTATTTGTAGGAAACTCTTCGCATACTTCTTCAAATAGTGTTTCAAGTATGCTTTCATTGTTTATATTTGACATGATTAATTAACCTCCATTTGTATAAGAACCAAGGACACATTGTCCATATCTAACTTCTGCATAACCGTATTCTTCAGATAATTCTAAACATAAACCCCAACAATCTTCGAGGTTAATGAAAGAACTATTTTCAAAAGATGCAGAAGGACAGTGTACAGAATACCTCATTAATTACCCTCCCAGTTGTTGATAAATTGGTCTAGTAATTGGATGTCTAAATCATCATCATCAAAGTCAATCTTTGCTGCTGATTGTACACCCCATTCATTCAATTCTATGGTGAATTCTTCCCAATTAGAGCAGAAACATGCCATGTTTTGAAAGTTATCTACATCCTTAATTCTTTGGATTAAAGTATTAGTTTTGTTCATTAATTGCCCTCCACTAATGATGAAAATTGTACAATACCTTTTGTATTGTCAGTAACAACGAAATCAAAGTTATTAACTCTGTTAAGTATATCATCACCCATGTTAAATGCGGTGACAATTCTCTTAGTTAGTGTCTCACCATTAAATGTAAGAATTCTAAGGAATTTGTCTGTTATGTGTTGTCCACTCCATGTTTTTACAGGGTAGAAATCAACAACTACAGAACCAGATTGTGATTGAATTTGCATAATAAAGAATGTGTAATTTGTGCTGTTAAGTGTTAAACTCCTTGTGACATTAGGAGATCTTTTAGATAATCTTCTGCACAATCTTGTGCATCATAGATATCATAAAACTGACCTAATTGTACAGAGCAACCTGATAAACAACCGTCATAAGTGTAGTTCATTGATTGAACAACAAAACGATCATTACCGTAATGATAGATCGCAAGATGCGGATCTAAATTGTTATCTCGTGTATACTTATCAAACATATTTGAAGAGAATGTTTTAGTATAGTCAAAAGATAGATAGTCATCAGTCAAATCGATTGACTGGGAAAAGAGAGATTTTGAAGTAATTGTTTTGTTCATACCTCTATTATACACACAAAAACCCCCCAAATGGGGGTTTAGTGTGCCAGTTTGTCTACTGGTTTGCTATCTGGTCTAAACTATTAATTACTGGTGCTAATTCATCTAACTCATTATCACTTAGGTCTATACTCATTTGTTCTACACACCACAGCAATAAGTCTGCTTGATGCTTATCAACTGTAACAGATTGTGTTGTAGTTGTTGTCATTGAAGGGGAAGAGATTAGAGTGATAAAAGTGTTAACTATTTAGTGAGGAATTCAAAGATAAAGTAATCTAAACTAACATTGAGTTCTTTACACTTTTCCTCATAATGTGCTAGACTCTCCTTGTTAGTTTCCAGATCAAAATAGTCAGTCTGGATGATAAACTCTTCAGGTAATTGTTGGTTCATTGTTCCCAATGTAGAGCATTAAATTCAGCGATTGATAGATACTCAGGGTCATGCAATTTGCCCAACTGATCTACATCTTCATCACCATTTTCATCATAACAAATGAATACAAATTCCTCGAAGAAATGTTCAACAGATGGCACATTTTCTCTTTCAATACATCTTAAAATGTCACCAATTTGTTCATCATCCATGTTACATTCATCAATGCAAAATGCAATGTTTTTCTCTAATTGTGATGTGCTCATTGTTAATTACCCTCCAATAAAATGTTAGTTTCCAATTCAAATACCTCTGGTGAGATATTCTTTTCTCTTGCAAGTGCTTCGAGAAAAATGTTAGTGACCTGATCTAATTCATCACCAGTAAGTAAATCATAGAGATCAATCTTTGTTTCAGTCATTGTTAAGAACTCCATGTGAATTGTGGTTGCTCAAGTATAATATCTCTGACTCTTTCACGATCTAAACTATCACCTCCACCCCAACTATATGTTACATTGAACCATCTTCCGTTATTACTTTCTGCCTCTTGTATCCTTTTACGATATACTTTAAAAGCATCTAATATGTCATCCTTAGTTAAACCTTTTATAGGGTAGATTGTATCATCATGTTCACCATAAAATGACCAGATGTATTCAACGAAAGAGTTTAAATTAGTAATGCTC